CTACTTTTTCAACTGGACCGAATAGACCTTCTAAAACAAGTTGGTGCGTCAGTGTCCCGTCTAGGGTGCCTGTAAGACCAAATCTATACCTGCATAGGTGTAACTTGGTCATAATACCAGTAAGAGACTTTGCCTTAAACATGTGAGCTTCATCACCAATGACACACCCAAAATCTTCAAAATACTTCGTTGGCATCTTATAGAGAGATTGCCATGTTGATATTACAACATCCTTTGTAACCTTACGGTCATGACCCTGATATACCTTTTGACAGTATGTACCAGAGCTCCATCCATAGTCCTCAAAATCTGTGTACATCTGTTCTACTAGTGAAGTGGTAGGAACTAGTATTAGAGTCTTTAAACCCATCATGTGGTAGTAACGAACCAGAGAATATATTACTAATGATTTACCCGAAGCAGTAGGACTAACAAGCAGAGCACGATTTCTGGAAATACCATGATATACGGCATCAATTTGGTAGTCACGAACTTTGAGACTCTTTCCTCGTGATTTAGGTTTGAGTGATCTGATAAAGTTTCTAACACTCTCACGAATAATATTCCGCTCATTCTCAACCCCCTCTTCAAGTATATAATCTATTCCGTTTTTTCTGCAAAACCCTTTGATATATTCTAATAATCCTACATATATTTCTCCCGTTGCTGGAGAGAACAATCGTATCTTTCCATCCCACATACGACTGCGATACATGGGCATAAATTTAAAACCAGGCACTTCAAAGGTAAAAAATGAAGTTAATTCCTCTCTAGTAGAATCTTCTATATCAGAGATAACTAGATATACTTCATTCTTCTTAGATATACGCATTTTGTAATGTGTGGGGTTCACCATAATGTCCTCTTATTAATATATTCCATGCAATGCTTATGCGTTCATTCGGAGTGGGTGGAACCCAATGCATAAGCCAAGATGGAAAGAATAACGCAGTGTTTACAACTGAGTTAAATTCTATCATATTTGAGTTATCCCAATCAGGTATGTTTCTTGGTTTTAAAATCGATGATGCTGGTCTTGGGTCAAAAAATTGAATAGGTGAACCTGATTGCAGATAGTAAACACCAGATAGAAAATTATTAGAATGAGTATGCGGTGCGTGAGTCTCTCCCTCTTTTAATTTATTACCCCACATATTAGTTATCTCAAGTTTATCAAATTCATAACCACCATCCTTTAAAATTTTTTCAGATGATATCAAAATATTTTCTACTAGAGGTTTAAAGTAAGATATCTTGTGTAGTTCATCATCACTCCCCTTCTCTAGACAGGCAATCATATTCTTTCTATCAAATTTAAGAATATCCATTTTAACTTCGTGAATAGAAGTTGGAAAACACTTGTAAGTTTTTACATCAACCACGATACGATACTCCAACGAGTTCCCTTTGTTACAACCTCAGCTTCATGTGGATACATAAAGTTTGACGGAAACACAACAGCAGAACGAGCTATTGGTTTTATTTTTTTATCTGCAACTATAAATTGGCCACCTTCATAGTCATCGTTAAGATACAAAAGAACAGTTGCATGTGGATATCCGTAGTGCTGGCCGTGACTATGATGAATGCTATCATAGTGGCGTGACATGAACCCACCTTCTTTATAACGATTGATACGAAAGTTTGTGAGGTGTTGCACAGAAAAAAACGGATGGTCTGTTATGTATTTATTAATCGAATCAACAAAACAGGATTTGAGAGGTTCATACAATTTATGTGTATTATGAATCCAGAACTCATCCATGTTCACTCGTTTATCTGAGTTTTCTACTTTACCTGTTTGGTTTGCATATTCAGACTTTTGAAAATCTAAATCAGCACTCATCACTTCATCTATCAAAACTTTAGGAACTATGTTTTTATATTCCATAACAAAATTTTCAATGTCCATTAGATCATCCCAGCCTCAAACTCAAAAAATGAAGTTAACTCCTGCCGAGTAGAATCTGTCATCCTATCTAGGACTAGGTAGACTTCATTCTTCTTAGATATACGCATCATCTTACAGTATCATTGGGTGAATCGTGACTACAATGCTTATGACATACCCCTGGCGCTTTATCTGGTTCTTCTTGTAGTAGTTTATAAAAATCTAACCACTCTTTAGATTGTATAATATCTATAATGTTATTATTATTGATTATTTTTAATTTTTCTTGAAAAAAAATATCGTGAGCGGGGCCTTTACTATTTGGGTCGCCATCTATCCAACAACAGGGAGTTAAATATCCCCGTGCTGAATGTCCAAGGCATTGCGTTTTACCTTGAATGTCGGGATTTACACATTTTGGTTTAAGCACAATATTCATCCCTTGGTTTATAATTTTTCATATTTAGCCGCCACCTGTTAGAAAATGATAATCTAAATTCTATACCATCATCTTCTGCCATCTTCTTTGATTGTTCAATATGATCTTGATTATAGTTGAAAACAATATATTGCCATTTAATATGAATACCCATATTTGCACCCAATTTCATCATCTCGTAAATGTGAACACCATTTTGATTGATACGATGTTTATGACTTTCTTCGGGTAAACCATCCAATCCAAAAATCCATTTTGTATTCATTCCAGAACGATGAAAAGCCTCTTCATAAAACTCTTTCTTTTTATGAGAAGTAGCAGTGTGAATATCAAGTTTTATACTATGACATAGAGATATAAACCCTAGGATATTTGGGTGTGACATTGGATCAGATTGTTGACCACAAAATTCTAGATATGTAAATCCACTATCAATAAACTTTTGCAAATCTTCCACTGTCATGTCATTAAACAAATGTCGGTGTCTATTATACCAGAGGCCCTGTCTCATACATGTTGGACACTGTAAAGGACAACGATTAGTTATATCAAGATTAACAGGTTTTTCTAAAAAACCTCTTTCCAGAGTAGGAAAAATCATATCATCCCAGCCTCAAACTTCTTCCAATCGGTGGCATTACGAATATCCCACCCACGATTATCAATAGATTTAATCACACCCTTACAGTAATCTACACATGATTCGTAGTAACCAATTTTGTTTGAAATTCTGAGGATATCATCATCGCTCTGTATATACATAACAAGGTCTGTTTTCATAACTTTGATGTCAAAGGGTTTTGCAGCATATATCTTCGCATCAGCCTTACCACCATAGTATTCCCATTTCTGGCGATACATTTGTTGGTGGTCAGTCTTTGTTTTGATGAGAAGAAGTTCAAAGTCTGCTTTGAAGTCAAGCCACTTCTGTTTAATCATTTGATTTTTATAGGATTCCTGATCGATGTGTTCTAGATCAGTTACAGGGAGGTCTACTCTTGCGGTATTCTTTAATGTATCTAAATTCATATTTACCCCATAATAAAAAATTGAGCAGTTTGGTGTCTCTCATATATTATATTGACCCTAGTGAGTTCGAACGAGTTGTCACTAGTAATTAAGTCTAAGATTTGATAAAATTTGTTAAAGCTTACCAAATCTGCTCGTTTTTATTTATACACCCTCAAATTTATAGATTTGGTATGCAAAGGTTGCAGTAGTAGTTAAGTACTCAACATCTGTAGACCCCTGTGTATAATCTAATGCACCTAATGAGATAGGAAATATATTTTGAAATACTACATTTAAAATAGGATTGTTCTTGTTGGAGAGTAACATAAGAAAGGCATCTGAATACATTGATTTGTCTGGTGTTGCAGAACCTATAATGTCAACTGAGGGAGTTCTTCCTCCAGCCGGTGTCATTGATGTTACATCTCTATGTGTTCTAAACTCAGACCTGTTTGATGGAAAACCAATTCCCGTCATCCAGTTATGAAGCGACTGATAATTTTCTAGATACTCATCCACAATAAATGTAATCTCAAGATTAGAATATACAAGTTTCTCACCCATGATTGGAATATTCTTAAAAGGATTTGCAATATCTATTGCGGTAGCTTCAATCCCTGGTAAGTTTGCATTAACGGTAAAAAACTCAACTTTTGGGAGTTGATTAATACCAAAGCGAAACTGAGTTGGACTTGCATAGTCTAACTTGTCTGGTTGTCTTGCGAGAGGTGATGATGCTGTTGCCATATTACTATTTATAATAAAAAAAAGGGGAGAGCAAAAGCTCTCCCCCTCTAAGTTTGTAGTCAAGTTTCTTATTAGAAACCAATCTTACATGAGATTGGATACTTTGACTCTGCGATACCAAGCATTGGTATTAGCATCCAGTGAAGCATCGGTATTAACCGTGTCACCAGCAGCAACCGCACCCGCACCAGCGAATGGATTAGCAGCAAGACCATAACGTGTCTTGAAACCAATCTTGGGCTGGAAGCTATTCTCACCAACCGCACGGACCATCTGTAGGGGAACGTATGGGCAGTAGAAGAAGCCAGCATCGTAAGGCGATGTGCCCTTATAACCAACAACATAGTACTGAGAAGCAGCTACGTTGGCAGCATATGGATCAACATAGACCTTGAAACGACCATTCATCACACCAGCGAATGTGGAGGATGTGTCATCTACGTTAAGGTTGTTGTTTAGAGCAGGTGTGTAATCAAGAACACCAGCCATCTGAAGAGCAGAAGCAACGTCAGCTGAAACGATCAGCATGTTACCCTTGCCGCGACGAGTCTGTTGACCAATCGCATTGGCGTCACGCTCGATCTGGAACATCAGACCCTTGAACTTCTCAACTGACCAACGACCATTTGAGTCGGTGTCCAAATCGAAAGTACCAGCAGTAGTAGTATTAACCTGAGCACCCGCAACCGCTGTAACATACAGCGAACGGATAACTTCACGGTTGATTTCAGCAAGAATTTCTGTGCTGAGAATGTTAGCAAGCTCTGTCTCGGCGTCAAGACCATGAATTGCCTTCAAGTCCTGTGCAAGTTCCATTGTGTACTCAGCCTTTAGAGCACGAGAAACTGCCGTAACAGTGGACTTCTCAATTGAGAAAGCCATCTCACCGAAAGCATTAGCGCCGCTATCACCAAGAGCTTCTCCCTGGGCCCGTGTCATACCTGTTGCAGAAGTATAAGTTCCGACAGGACTGTCATTTAGAACAGCAGGATTAGTCTCAGTAGCACCAACATCACCACCACCGATTGTACCGGCTTGGTTCTGATTGGAACGACCAGCAGCGCCTGGAAGTGACTCATCAACGAGGGCTTCTGCACCATCCTGAGATAGAAGAGAGGAACGCATGGCAAAGATCAAACCCGTTGGGCCTGTCATTGGCTGCACACCACAAACGTCATAAGCAATGAGGTTAGGCATCGCACGACGAACTAATGAGATCAAAATTGGATCCCATGTGTCCATCTGTCCACCACCCATGCTGTTGCCGGGTGCTGTCTCTGAGAGGAAAGAACGATCCTCACGCATTGACTTCTCTTGGTTTTCTAGAATTAGTGTGGTAACTGCCCGCTTATAAGAATCCGTGATCTTTGGTAGATCGGGGTGTTCTAGGACTGGCTGCCACTTTTCTTGTAGATGTTCTGTACGAAACATTTGTTTCTCCTTTATGATTTACATCTGTTTATAATATTATTGGGCACGCTTTTTGTTACGACTAATTGCCGACATGTAAGCGCCCATAGCTTCAGTCGTATCAATGTCCTGTGCGGTGCCACCATCTTCATCATCTAAAGCCTGTTCAACAATCGTCTTAGGAAAATAACTTTCCTTCAAGGTGTTGAGTTTTGCACGAAAGGACTCTTCCGAAACAAAGTCAACATCTTCTGTTAATGACTTAAACTTCTCAATTTCCGTAACGGTCAAATCTTCGGAAACCTCAGATACAACCTGTTCCCGAACCAATTGAGACTTAACATTGGTAAGAGCGATATTCTGCTCAATAACAGTGTTAACTTTCTCTTCTAGTTCAGTAATTTTGTCCGACTGTGCTTCGAGAATGTCATATTTCTCATTAGGCACGTCAATATAATGATCTTCAAACAACTGTTTCAGTCCAGAAATAAAGTCCTCTGCAATCTCGCCCTTCAAACCGCGCTCAATTGCTAACTCGTTCTCTTTCGTCCATTCCTCTACAACGTAGTTGAGATAAGTATCTACCTTTTCTGTAATAGCATCAAATGACTCTTCCTGTTTTACTTCAAACTCAGAAGCCATCACTTCGTGAATACGAGTGATTTCTTCCCGTGTCTTTGATTTAACCGCAGCTTCAAAGATTGTTGCTGCTTTGTTTTTGAATTCTTCAGAAAGACCTTCGCCATCTACGAGAGCAGCAACGTCTTCCTTAACACTAATGGACTTAATCTTCTCTTCGATCTCGTCCTTTGCATCCTCAAGTTTCTTGAGTTCTGAAAGTGCATCTTCGTCCATCTCTTCTTCATCAGGAGCATCAGGAGCCATCATATTCTCATATGCGGCTTTCAGATCGACGGCTTTCATACCTTCCATCTTCTTCATCATCTCAGCTTTGAGCATATCTTTCGTCATGCGTTTTGCTTCAGCAACAACCTCGCCCTCTTCTGGTACATAACCAGCAGCAAGTTTCTTAGGAGCATCAGCCTTGGCTGCGCCCTTCTTTTGTGCATCGCTATCTGTTGATTTTGCGACCTTAGCTGCAACATCCGTTGGAGATGATTTTGCTTTAGGATCAACAACTGCTGGTCCTCCATCAATAACTTCACCGCCAGGTGTTACTGCATCAATCTTCTTCTTAGCTTCCGCTGGAGCAGCACCCTTAGTCTGAGCATCACTCGCTTCTTCGAGCTCTGCAAGCACTTCTGCTTCAAGCTCTTCAATTGTTTGTTCTAGTTCCGACATAGGGTGTCTCCTTACCTAAGTTCTGTTGATTATTTATAAGTTAAAGTCTTTTAAGAAACTTTGCGAAGGCTAAAGCTTCCTTGTTTGCGTTCCTTTGACGTTGCTTCACATCAAATTCTCTCTTCATTTCTACCATTTCCGATTCCAACAACGCTCCATTGTTCCAAACCCACTCCTTACCTTCCATAATACCTTCAACAAAAGCGTTTGGTGCGGAAGGATCAGCAACAATGTCTGCTGCTGTTGCGAGATAGAAGTCATCCCGCACATAACTTGCTCCGCCTTTTTCGTCTAAACTACCCATTCCCCGTGAGGAAACACCTAGTTTTGCACCTTCGTCCATAAGACTCTTCACAATCTCACCCATAGGCGTAGACATAATCTTCGCCTCTCCAATAAAGTTCTTTCCATCTGGTGTCAGGGAAGTTATCATATGAGACACACGCTCTAGATTGACGGTTGGTCCGTCTGGATGTCCAAGTTCACCAAATGCACGTTTCTCATTGACAAAATTCTTGTTATACTTTCCAACTTCCTTCTGAAGAATTTCCATAGGATACACCCGACCATTACGGTTCTTGATGTCAGCCTGCATAAAGATACCACGAATCTTGTAGGACTTACTACCGTCTTCCTTTGCTTCGCAGAT